CGGAGACAGGTACGCATCTGAATTGCGTTGACAGCGGTATCCATAAAGTTGGTCCACAAAGAGCCGGAAGGTACGCCTTGAAACTTCTGAAAACGGAAGCCAGACGGAGTGCGGATCTTAGTGTTGATGAAGTAGGACACCATCGCTTTCCAACGACGGCAGGTCTGAGCAGGATTTACATTCCATACTTTTCCTTCACTGTCTTTCACTTTTGAAAAATCAAACCAGCTTGAAACATGGGCGAAGACGTCGCGGATGATCCAGGCGGGTACGTGAGCATCAAACTGGGAAAGATCGGCGTTGAGGCAGCACTTGACAGCGGGATTGTCAAAGCTGCGGGCCAAGTGAGAATGCCCAGAGAGGGCAGTCTCAAGTCCAAGACCGTAGAAAGTATCGCGCTCATTGCAGTGAGGCTTAAGATGCTCGAGGAGGGGGTAAAACCATCGGGCTTCTTCAACGATAACTTCAGTGGGGAAACCCCACACAGGGCGGATCTTGGTCTTTTCTCGCGGAGAGGCAATGACGCGGTGAAACGCCATGCAATCCGGGAGGGACCAGTTAACTCCACGACCGATTGAGTCCCATGCTCTGTGAATGTGACCGACAGCTTGCTTTGACGCAAAGACATCGCGCTTAGTGCGATATCCTTGGTTAACCCAGGGAAACCCGGGTGAAGTGGAGGTCGGCATCTGAGGGTGCTTCTCAGCAGCGCCCAGAGTCAGAGGGATGAGAGGTTCGCTTGGCGCAATTTCATCAAGTGTCTTTTTGAGTAGTGCCAGATAATCTCCTTGCCAGCAGCGGGGTGGAGAAGGCTCGCCGTAAACAGCGAGGTTGGCCTCTAAGACGTTGGTGTCCCCGGAGGGACGATGCCAGTCTTGTTGAACTTGCTTTATGAAGGCGCGTCCATTAGGTCCGGAGACTTCATTTAGCGCTTCGAAAGCGAGGGGGTCGAAGAATTGCTCATTGCGGGCAGGAAAGCGAGAGACTCGCCTCAGCACGCGTAGAGGGCTCATTGAAAGTGAAAATAATACTT